AATTTGATTTTCTGTTTGCTGTCTAGCCGATTGTAGATTTTGCTGTTTGAACTGATTTAGTTCAGCAAGTATCGCCTGATTTTGTTGTTGTAGTTGGGTGATTTGAGGGTCAGAATCATTCCAATCCTCAGTTTGGTTTATTGATGAAAGATCAATGCCATAACCTTGTGCTAATTGTTTGAGTGCCACTTTTGGGTTATTTCTAAGAGCCATATCAGCACTTAGTAATCTGGAAATATATTCGGATTCCCCTATACCACTTGCTTGTATTTGCTGTCTTACTGGAGCTATAACCTTATCTAGTGATTCATAACTTTTGCGTTGTTGAGCTACTTCTTGTGTCTTTCTAGTGTAATCAGCAGTCATCTCTTTATCTCGTTTTAGCATATACTCCTGTGCTTCTCGAGGTAAATCCTTAAACGTGCCTTTTACATCTTCTGACCAGTTTTTTGGAGCTTCTAAAGGTGTTTCTTGCGAATCCTGTCCATCAACGTGAGCTATTACAGCATCATCAGAAGGTTCTTCTGTAGAATCTGTGGTTTCTGGTTCATTCTCAGGAGCTACCTGATCTAATGATTCAGAATTAGATTCTTCGGAATTAGTTTTCTCCTCTTGTTTAGGAGCATCAGGAATAGTAGTGTTTTCTACTTCTTCCTTTGGTGTATCATTGTTAGGTGTTTCAGGTTGTTTATCTATTGTTTGGTTAATAGCACCTTCTAATACAGCTTCCAATGTTGGGGCAGTAGCTGGTGCTGTACTAGGTGCTGATTCCTGATTAGGAGTGCTTTCTTGTGTCATATTATCCTCTTTTGTTATTGTTAATCATATTATCCCAAAACTTAGGTTTTGTAGAACTTGTGTAATCATTACCTACTTGCCTAACATTATGTTTCCTTTCGTGTTCTTTTATTTGAGAACGACTGCCTATAACAGTTTTATCAATCGGAGACACAAATTCTTGTATATCACCCATAACTTGGTGTGATTTTGTTCTTTTTGTTGGTTTAGAAAACTTATAGTTACTTTTACCCCATTGGATATTATCATAGTTTTTATTGTAACTCATTTTTAGAATCCTGATTTATTTGTTCTGCTATTTTCATATCACTTTGTAATAATGCTAATTCTTTTTTAGCTTGTGATCTAGCCTCACTTGATTGTGTTTCAGAAGCTATTTTGTTACCCATAGCTCTTTCTTTTGATTGTATATCAGCTAACTTTCCTTCTTGTTTTAGTTTTTCTTTTGCCATTTCTGTTTGCATTTTCTGTGTTGCAATTCTTTCATTTTCTGTAGGTTGAGGACCAGCTTGTTTCATAGCTTGTGCTTGTTGTATTAATCTTGATTCTGTTTGATCAATAACATCTTCAAAGTTTCTTCCTACTTTCCATGCACCCATTAAAAATCTAAGAGCTTGAAATGCTACAGGAGTTAAATCAGGAGACCTTGTTGCTATTGATACAGCTCTTTCTAAATAACCACCAAAAGATTGTATAAATTCAATTCTTGTCTTTTTTTCTTCTTGTTCATCAGTAAATATTGTAGCATCTGATTCTATATCTATACTGTAACTTCTAAGTTTATCATCTCTTAATATTTGCATTATTTCAGGAGTAACTTGCAAAGAAGTCATAGCTGAAAGCACTTCAGGTTCATAATGTTCTGCTATTATTTCTGCTTTTATTCTAAATAAATCTCTTACATATTCAGCAATTTCATTTTGTTTTTTACGCATACGCATACTGCCAAATTGTGCTTTTAATTGTTGTGCTGTAGCAGTTTCACTAGCTTTTGTAGAACCTCTTATAAGGTCTGATATACCTGTTATTTGATAAATGGTGTCTAAAATTTGTCCTCTTTGTTGATACAAACCTGCTAAAACTTGTGCTATTGGTGCAATATCTTCTTGTTGAAATACTGCTGATAAACCACCTTTTTGAGCTAGTTGTGCAAAGTTTTCTGATGGTACAAAGTCATTATCTCCTGCATCTGCTAAATGTGATAATTCTGGTACAGAAGCATCATAAACACCTCTTCTTTTTAATCCTTCTATTAAATTACTTATTCTAGTTGTAATTCTGTCTAATTCATCAGCTTGATCTTGGTACAAGGTAAATTCAGGTATAGGAACACTAGTTTCATTGGTTCGTATTGCTACTAATGAATCAGGACAAGGAAAAAATTTTTCTAATCCATAAGGGTCATCATCTTCTGCTAATATATCATTGTAACCTTTTGATACAAAATATCGTTTTTCTTTGTATTTATCCCATATTTCCCATACTTCTGCACGAGAAAATACTTCAGAATATTCTTCAGAATAACCTTCTGATGGTTCAGGAGACCAGTTTAAAGGTATATTGGACGCATTTTTAAAGCCTTTTTCTATTAATTCATCTCTTGTAAGTAAGTGCCTTCTTGCTTTCCAATATACATCTTCTGGTCTTTTTGCTGGACTTTCTCTATAATCTTCCCAATTTACATATTCAAAATAACATCTTTGATCAGCTATTCTTTCTTCTTCTTGATCTATAGTTATTAAATTTCCTGTTTCATCTATTGATTCTAATTGTATAGTTTCTGTTATTAGTATAGGTTCATATACTACCCATACAACTCCTCTACCCGGTAGTAAATAATCTTCTAAAGCTGCTTTAATAGGTTTATCTGCAGAATATACTTCATTACCATATTGTAAGGCTCTTTCTAAAATAATAGCAGTTTGTCTATTAACAGGGTTATTATCACTATATCTTCTTCGTACATCTGCTTTAGGCATACGAGCAAATAATGCACCTTTCATGGTTTCAGTGTTTGACCATAAAATATTAAATTGTTTATATAATCCTGCACCAAAACTATCTGCACTTCTATCATCTCTATATCTTGCAACTACAGCTCTACCTCTATCTCTCCAATCTTTTTCAGCTTGATCTGCACTTTCTAATTCCATTTGCCAATATTGTGCAGTACCTTGTACCACTTCCATTTCTTTTCTAGTTTCTGGCATTAAATTCTTCTCTCTGGTTTATTGCGTTGTTCTCTATCGTGCATATCCATCATTTCATCTAATGTTGGAGTACGCAGTAATTCTTTCATAATATCTGGTTCTTTTTCTTTTGGTTTTATATTTTTATACGACATAGCTAAGTACCTAAAGGAATCTGAAAAGTGTGAACTCCAGTTGTGTAGAGGGTTTCTTTTGAATACTCTTTTAACATCATCCCATTCTCTTTGATAATTTCTCAAAGCATTTAATCCATTTGCACATCTCTTACCATCAAAATAACAATTTTGCAACAATAATCTTACTGCATTTATTCCATCATCAACTTTGTGCATAGGAACAATACGAGGCCTTCTACCCATATTGATTAAAGTTTCTGCTCTTGTTCTTCCTGTTCCAAGCTCTCGTACTTTTGCATCATGTGGCAAATAATCATCACCCCAGTATTCTATTTTCATTTCATTCATAACTTTTACATAATGATCTAAACCAACTCCTGCACTTTCATAACAATCAAATATTCTAATTTCACCCATACTTACTTGAAAAAACCATAAAGCACAACTATCAGATATTCCTAAATCCCATGCTACATGAACTGGTAAACTAGGGTCTTTTTCTATGTTTGTTACTCGACCTTGTTGTTCTGCTTCTATTATTAAATTACCATAATAAGAACCTTTTATTGCTGCAGACCATGAACATTCAAATTCTTGCATATATTCATCTTCACCCATTTGTTTTTTTGCAGCTTCTAATTCTACAGGGTCTACTACTCCTGTTTCACTTGCACGATAAATAGCCCTATGCCATTCACTATCATCTTTTGCATCTTCGTATAGTTGCCAGAATTGGTTTCTGCCTTTTGGTGTACCAATAAATATTGCCCAACCTTTTCTATCTGTTAATGCAGGTCGTATTACTTCACTCCACATTCTAGGAGACATATCTGCATATTCATCTAAAACACAACCATCAAGAAATATTCCTCTCAAGGCATCTGGGTCATCTCCTGCACCATACAATCGTATACGACTTCCATTTATTAAATCTACTCGTAGTTCAGATTGGTTTATTTTTGTTCCGGGAATATCTTTTGTATAATACATTAAGTAATCCCAAGCCACAGCTTTTGCTTGTCGATAGTATGGAGCTATGTATGCGTATCTACCATCTTTTCTTTCTGTTTTTATTTCTAATGCTTTACGTAATATTTCTGTTATAGCATACACACTTTTACCCCAACGTCTGTGCGATACACAAATTTTAAATCGTTTATTATTTTTATGTAAATCTGATTGTTGAGGTCTNGGTGTGTAAGGAATAGTTATGTGCATATTACCACTTTACTTTATTTGCCCAATATGCTGCACTCATTTTTCCTTTNGCTATATTTTTTGCATGACGTGCTTTAAATGATTTTGAACGAGGTGTAGATTTTTTATCACCAGATACTCCTTGCTGTCCAAATCTAATTAGTTTTTTTTTACCACCTGCTGATGCTAATACAGCATGAGATTTTGTTGGGTGGTTAGGTGTGCGTTTTGGTTTGTTTACTCCAGCAAACTTTACACCCCTATGATTTATGCTCATGTGTTTTTAGCTTTTGCCTTTGCTTTTTTTGATAAACCACTAAAGTGAAATAATTTAACACTAGTTTTACCATGTGTTTTACCAGTATGTAAATCTCCGTTAGGCATTTTATGAGTGTTACCTTTAAACAAAGAGCCATCTCTTTTATAATGTTTTACTCCTTTCATTATGCCATCTTACTTCTGACTTTTTTCTTATTCATAGCCATTTTAGTTTTTTTCTTTGGAGACTTTTTTTTAACTTTTGTCATTTTTTTTGTACTTCCATATCCATATCCGGGCATATTACTATCCTCTCTTTTTTGGGGTTTTTGCAGTTTTTGCTGCTTGTTGAAAATTTTTCTTAGTTGGTCTTCCTTTAGCTCCTGGTTTTTTCATAGTTTCACCTGAACCTTTTTTTATTCTTTTTCTTTTAGCATGAATATTATCATATAAACCTTTTTTTCTTGCCATACTAATCCTTTTTATGAGAGATTTTAACTGGAATTGGCTCTACGTCAACAACTTTTTTTTCTGGCTCTAAATTAAAACTTACAGAAATATTATTTGGCAAACCTTCATGTTCTACTTTTTCTTGAAAACCACCTTTTGTTTTTGCTAAAAATATTGCAGATATAGTATCTCCATTCATAGCTTTTTTATATAGTTGACTACCTATTGCCATAGTTAATTTTTCTTTGCCTGTGTCTAAAGCATTTTGAAAATGTTTCCTTAAAGTTTTTGCATCACAACCTATTAGTTTTGCTATTTGTTCATGTGTTAAACCAAATGCTACTCCCATAGAGCAAATTCTTTCTTGTTCTTTAGTTGGTTCAAAAAAAGGTCTAGCCATTATCTTAATCCTATATATTTATGTGTTTGAATACTTATTTTCCAATTATTTTGTATGCAATTTTTTATACATAATTCAGTAGCTTTTTTACTTTGACTTAATGGTTGTAAATATATTGGTTTATTATCAATATTATAGTCATTAATAAATTTTTTTAATTTTTCTATATCTTTTTGTTTACCTATTGGGAATTTAATTTCATTTGCTCTTAATACAGATTCTTTTAATACTTTTTTATTGCCTGTCATGTCAATTTTAGGAGATACTGTTACCCATGTTTTTGAATGACATTTAATTATTTCTGTTCCTGATGTTTCAATCTGTGTTTTATACCCTGATTGATAAAAATAATTAGTTATGTAATATAAATTATACAAACAAGGTTCACCACCAGTAAAAACAATATTTTTAGAATTAAATTTATCTGTAATAAGTTGGTATAAATCAAAATCTTGTAACCATGTATATTTATTATCATCTTGAACTTTATTTAAAATATATTCTATTGATTTTATGTTAGCTGTATCTATTTTCCAAGTGTGTTTAGTATCACAAAAAACACAACCAACATCACAACCTTGTAATCTTACAAAAACACTAGGAGTTCCTGTATTTGTACCCTCACCTTGTATGGTTTCAAATAATTCGTTAACTTTAATCAAATCTCTGGACATACTTACCATAATCTTTTTTTATATCTTTTTCTTTTTTTGATTCCCATGGAAAAACTACCCAATTATCAGTTAATAATAAAGAAAAATATTTAATACTTTGTTTTTTTGATACCCAACAACAATAATCTTTACATTTATTTTTATATTTATCATAAGTTTGCTCAGAATCAATAATATCATCAATCCATAAACAATTTTTTTCTGGTTTATCTAAATATTTTAATTTTAAACTGTGTGATAATGCTACAGCTAGTATCAAACCTCCTCGAGGAACACCATAGATGCCTGAATATGTTTTATTTTTATATTTATCGTGAAATCTACTAATTGCTAAATCAAAATCAAACCAATTTAAATCATTATATAAATTCATTATCTTCTCTTTTACCTATTTTCATTGCCATATTAGAATTTGTTTCTCTAACTTGTACTTTATTACACCATATTCTATTTTGCTCACCATAATCTTTTAAAAATATTGTGTTTATGTATTCATATAAAAAATTTGCTATACCTTCACAACCAGTTTTTTCTACTTCTGTTATTTTAGCTAATTTTTTTTCACCTAATTGTTTTAAAAAATTATACTCAGGGTCATCTTGTGCTAACAAATATGTATGATCAAACCATTCTTCTAATTTTTCTTTTAATGGTTTTAAGCCTCCAAAATCCATAACCCAATTTCTAGCATCTAAAGTTTCACTTTGAAATTCAAAATAAAAAGATAAAGCATAACCATGAATTAAATTACAATGACTATCTGCTTTCCATTGTCTATAAGCTACTGGTCCTATTTGATTATATGTCTTTGTAGAAATATACATTAATAATCTTGACCTTTTATAATATTTAAAAATTCATTTCTAGCATCACTGTCATGTTTAAATAAACCTCGCATAACTGATGTTGACATAGAAGAATTATCTTTTACTCCTCGCCAAGACATACATAAATGTTTTGCTTTTACTACTACAGCTAATGCTTTAGGCTTTATTAATTTTTCTATTTCATCTGCTAATTGCACAGTAGATTCTTCTTGTATTTGAGGTCTTGACATAACCCAATCAGTTAACCTGTTAAATTTTGATATTCCTATAACTCTATCACTTGGAATAACTCCTATCCATGTATGACCCATAATAGGAACTAAATGATGTGAACAAGCTGATCTAACTGTTATTGGTCCTATAGTATATATTTGGTCTAAATCTTTAACATTAGGAAAATCAGTTATTTTAGGTTGAGGTAAATACCTGCCTTTAAAAACTTCTTGCACATACATTTTAGCAACTCTTTTAGCTGTGTCTAAAGTATTGTGATCATTTTCAACATCAATTACTAAAGCATCTAATAATTTTATTAGAGCTTGTTCAGTATTTTTTTGTATTTTTTTTATATCTTTAGGTTCTAAATATTTTGAAATATTATCATTAGCTAAAAATGAACCACCTTGTTTTTTTATTTTATCTTTTATATTTTTAGACATTTTTTGCCCTTTCAATTAATGGGTCTGGTATTTTAGCTTCTTTAAAACCTTGAGCTCGTAAGACACAAGCATGACATTTACCACATGGTGGATATACACCTGCGTAACAAGTATGGCTATAAGATAAAGCTTCCATACAACCTTGCATTTTTTCAGCTAACAAAATACTTTCTTTTTTTGTCATAAACATTAGTGGGGTAACTATTTCAAAATCAGTAGTTCCTAAAGCTAAGTTAATTGTTAGTTGTTGTGATTTAATAAAATTATCTCTACAATCTGGATAGTTTGCGTTATCTTGTTGGCATACTCCAGCAATTAAAGTATTTATATTATTTGCTAAAGCTATGTTTGCACTTAGTGTTAGAAAAAAAGCATTACGCATTGGTACAAAAGTTAATTCTACTCTATCACCAATAACTTTATCCATTTGTTTGTAGTTTGAATATTCTTCTAAAGTTTCATTAGAATTTGTTAAAGGACTTCTTGATTTTAAAATGTTGGGAACATCAATAATTGTATGTTCTACTTTAGCAAGTTTTGCAATTTTTTTTGCACTCTCTAATTCTATAGAATGTTTTTGCCCATAATTAAAACTTATAGCTTTTACTTCTTGATGATTTATTAATGCCCAGTATAAACATATTGTAGAATCTTGACCTCCTGACAAAACTACCATGGCTTTATTTTTCATATTTAATCCTTTTTTAAAAAACATTTAGGGTTAATAGAGATACCTCCTCGAGGCATAAACAATCCTAATACTTCAATCCATTTAGGTTGCATTAAAATATTTAAATCATTTGCTATTGTATTTACACAATCTTCATGAAAAGAACCATGCTGTCTAAAACCAAATAAATATAGTTTAAGTGATTTAGATTCTACTAATAATTTATCAGGACAATATTTTATTATTATAGTTGCAAAATCTGGTTGTCCTGTTTTAGGACATATATGAGTAAACTCAGGACAATTTAATTCTACTTCATAATTATTTTTAGGAAATCTGTTTTCAAAAGTTTCTAATATTTTTGGATTATAACCTGCATCATAATCTGTTGTGTTTGCTCCTAATAAAGTTAAATTTTTTGTATCACTCATAGTATTTCCTTTTCGGTTAAATGTTTATAACTTTCATATAGTATTTTTAGTTGTTTGTCATTAGCACAAGCAACATAAATTTTAGTGCCAATATTTTTTTCAATATCAATAGCTCTTAATAAATGACTAGTAGTATTTATAAAACCAGCTAACCCTCGTACTTTTTTTTCTTTGTAATATTGACTTCCTTTCCATGCTTCTGCTTGTTGTAGTTTATTTATTTCATCATAAAATTTTATTTTTTTAAAAAGATTTATTGTTTGTTCATCAGGAGCATTTGCAAAATCTGTTCTTCTTAAAGAATGAAATGTTCCATGTTCTTTATATAAATCACACCGACCAAATCTTTGACCATTCCATATAGTTGAACTGTCTACAGATTCTGGTTTAAAGTATTTAATAAATTTTGTGTTATTAAAACCTAACCAATGTGCTTTACGTCCTTTGTTTTTTTGGCAGAACCATTTTATATAATTTATATTTTGTCCTCCAACTACTATTCCCCCAAACATAATATAATCTGTGTATGTATAATATTCTTCTAATCTTTCTAAGCTATCCCCTCGAGTAAAAACTGGCATAACATCTAAATCTTTGTCTAACATATATTTTAAATTATCATATGTTTGTTTTGCATCACCAAACACATCTAATTGTACTGCTTTATAATTCCATTCATTAGGTATGTTTTTTAAAAAATTAACGTATTCATTCATGTCTACTTTTTTATTACTGTTATAAACACTGTAAGCACCTGAATCAATTATTAATCTAAATACGTCTGGGTTAATATTATCAAAAAAATTTTTTACACTTTTAGTAAAGTATGGGAAAGCTACTAATATATTTAACTTAGGCAACTGTAACGTCATTAATTTTTAACTCTTTTAATAGATCAATTATTTTTACTGCAATTTCTTTTTTTTGAGTAACACTATTACATTCAATTATTATTTTTTCTACATTAGGAGTATCTACAGTTTCTAAATTATCTATAGATTCAAAATCAGCATTCCAACCATTATTCAGTAAATCAATTTCTTTTAAATCAAAACCAGAAAATTCTATTTTGTCTAAAGGTAATAAATTTATTTCTTGTTTTAATAAATCATTGTCCCACTCAGATACTTCAGCAGATTTATTATCCATAATTCTATAAGCTCTTTTTTGAGCATCAGTTAAATTAGTTACCTTATGCACAGGAACTTTTTTAAGTTCTAATTCTTTTGCTGCTAATAATCTTGTATGACCAACTAATATTATATTATTTTCATCAACTACAATAGGTTGGCGAAAACCAAATTCACTAATACTTTTTTTTATTAATGCGACAGCATTTAAATTTTTTCTAGGGTTGCTATCATAAGGCTTTAATTTATTTAGAGTAACTAATTCTATTTTCATGTTGTCCTATAGATGGTTAGTTTTTATTTATGTAGCAAAAATATTATAAAAAGTCAAATATGTTATATAAAATGTGTTTGATATATATACCTGTATACACGGACACATACCCCCATGGGCCGACCCCGAAAAAAAATTCTAAAAATAAAAAACCTCAAACTACCTTCTCTATGCCTTATCCTCCTTTAAATAATTATTGACTAATGGTTAAGGCATTTAATAATAAATCATAGGCGAATACCTTTTACCATAGCTGTATGCTCATTTAAACCGACAGGAGATAAAGGTTAGCTCTGTATATTTAGGTATAATCATAGGCGAAGGGTTAATGCTGTTAGTCATCGCCTAATACAAGGAGGAGGGTTTGTAGTGTGCTGAGATGCACTACAACAGTGGGTAAGCAAGTCCTTTTTTATTGAGGGATTTACCTATTTATAATAGATTAGACCTTATGTTTTAAACTAACTAATTGGCGATATAAATAAATAAAGTTAGATATTAGGCATTATATAGTATTTATATTTAGCTTTATTATTGTATAAGCAAAGGTAATGGCAAACGCATAGCAGTAGCTATAACAAAGTATAAGTTTACCAATGGTTTTGCCTGATCAATATTAATATATAAAGTTAAAGAAATAAACAGAGTGTAGACTACATTGTAATCGGTAAGTTGGTTTACTATTTGTACTAAGCCTTTGGAGTAATCATAGACATATATATTGATAAGCAAGGCATTATTCCCTTTTCGCATTTATGCAACAGTGTGAAAAATAATTAACAAAATGTTAAAATATTAGTAGGTAAATATTAGGGAAAGGACTTATAATAAATTATGAAGTTTTAATAATGCGAAATAATAAGGAGTTAACATGATTAAAAATATATACAGAGATTTAAAAGTATTTAACTATGAAGAATACAAAGGCAAAGGTTATGCTTTTTACACAATGGATTCTAATAATTCTGCTTTGTCAGAACTAATATTAGTAAAAGAAAATGTAAAAGGTTATTACAAGATTGATAATGGTTATATCGTTGCAAAGCATGACGCAGATAATATTGCTAAATCTGAGAATGCTAAATTAGGATTATCAGAAGAACAAGCAATGGATATAGTTTTAACAACAATGGGAGGCTAATATGACTGAAGTAATAGCAAATGAAATTTTAATTTGGAAACATGCTGATTCTAAATCATTAGGAATGATAGAACCATGGAGAGTTCAATATTATGAGTACAATTCGCAAATGGAGATAGTTAAAACTATTCTTTTATATACTTGTAGAACTCAACAACAATCTCTTAAAAATGTTAAAAAATTTAAGAATATGTTTCCAGCATTTAAAAGATTTCCAATTAAAGTTAGAATACAAAAAGGAAATTAATTGAGTTTAAGAAAAAATATAATTTTTATTGCTGGGCATATTATTATGCCTAGTAATAAGAATTTTATTCTTACCGACTATGCGGTTCATAGAAAAAAAATAAGGAGTTAAATATGGGAAATAAAGATTATTTAGTAGTCAAGGAAGTAAATCATAGTCGCTTATGCGATGTTATTGCTTACAATGCAGAAGAAAGAGAGCAAGGAGGTATAATAATTGGCGACAGTTTAGCAGAAAAAGTAACAAGAAAAAAAGCCTTTCAAATAGTCAAAGATTTTAGAAAAAAAAATAAACTTAAGGCTTTATTATTTGAGTTTCTGCATGACTTCGAACAGGAGGGTAACAATGACTTGTAAAAATAATGGAATGTTAACTACTTGGTCAGAATATTACCAAAAAGATATTTATTATCCTTGTGGTACTACTTTGCCTTCTGGGACTAATCTATGCGAAGATTGTTCTAAAAGAGAAAGGCAAGAAACTACACAATCTAAATTGCTTAATGAGCAATCTAGTTCATGGGGTGGTGGAGAATATTAGCATTTATTGTTGCTCTTATTTTAGAGCAACGACAAGTGCTTAAACACTTGATTCGGTAATAATTAATAAGGAGTTAAAAATGAATTACACACAAAAGCAGACAAAAGAAGTACAAGAAGTAATATTAAAGATGCTAGAAGATCATGGCACTGATTGGACAACCCCATGGACAAGAAAAATGGCAAGTTCATTTCCTAGGAACCATGTTACTAAAAAATATTATAATGGCTTTAATGTTTTCTGGTTAAGTTTAGCTAGTCATAGATTAGGTTATTCGCATGGTGAATGGGCAACTTATGATCAATGGTTTAAATTAGGAGGAGGTGAAAAAGAATTATTAATAATAAATGTAAAATTATAAAACCTTCTATTTACAATGTTAAGAAAAAAGAAAAATCTACAAAAGTATTTTATTGGGAATTAAAGCAATATGAGAACAAAGAAAAAGTAGATAAGAATGGAGACCCAGAAATTAGTAGTAGATGGTTTTTAAAAGTATGGAATGTTTTTAACATATGCCAAATTGATGGTATAGAGTTACCAGAAGAAAAAAAATCAGAAGTAAAATTTAATAATAAAGATTTTACTGTTGCTATTGATTACATAAAAAATAGTGGAGCAGATATAAGAAATGGAGGAGATAGAGCTTATTATTCTCCTATGTTAGATTATATCCAGATGCCTGATATGTCTGCTTTTAATGATACTAAAACATCTACTGCTGGTGAGAATTATTATAGTACTATTTTACATGAACTAATCCATTGGACAGGGCATAAAGATAGATGTAATAGAGATTTTTCTGGAAAGAAAAATGCTTATGCCTTCGAGGAGTTAGTAGCAGAAACAGGTTCTGCTATGCTTTGTAGTATGTTAGGAGTTAGTAAAAAACCTAGACCAGATCATGCCAAATATTTAAATAATTGGAAAGAAGTGATTAAAGATAATCCTAGGGCAATTTTTACTGCATTTAGTAAAAGTAATAAAGCAATCCAATTATTAGATGGTTTGCAGAATAGAAAGGAGGTGAAGGTTGCTTAGTGTTATATTTAATATTATTATTAATTTTGGCTATAACAATTTGTTAAAGTGTCGTATAATTTTAAAAAAAAGGAGTTAATTATGAACTATTCAGATCAATATAAAATACTAGATGCTCTACAAAAGCATTTAGAAGCTAATAGAAAATCAGAGCAATTAATCTATTGCTGTAATTGAACTATTACAGAAACAAATGGAAGAACAAGATAGATATTGTAACCAACAAGCTGATTTAGAAAAGGAGGCTAACCATGAGTAAATTAAAACATTTTCTATTAGATGTAGAAGATAAGTTTTTTGATTTAATAGAAGAAAATTGCGTCTTAGATTACGCATTAGATCAAATAGAATATAGTTTTGGTAAAATGGCTAGACAGCATTGTGAATCTATAATCCAAGAAGGTGAAATATGATAGAAGATAAATATGTTCCAGATATGGAAACTAAAAATATAAAAGGTGGTTTTGCCAGATTATATTTCGATATGGATTTATTCTTATATAAAGTAATCACTTATAGTGACGGAGTAGAAAAAATAAGAGAAATTTTATCTCCTTCTAAAGCTATAAATGTTTATAAGGCATTAAAGTAGTGAGATATATATTAATAGGAGTGTACGGCAGTTTATTTGTCTTATACTCCTATATATATTTTATAACTTTATTTTAAGGAAGAAAATATGACTAAAAAAATTATTAAATTTGAATCTAAAAAAATTGGTAAAGTTAATATGCTTACAAGAGCCATAGAGATGCCTATTACTACTAAAAAAAATAAATTAATACCATTAATAACATTAGATTACTTTAGGAGAAAAAAAGATGATAGTTAGAAATTTTAAAAATATGCAGATTAAGTTTAGTCCTAACAACCACCAATATTATGTTTATAAAGATGGTGATACTATTAGACCTTTTAGTGTTAGTACAATATTAAAAGGAGATGATGGTTTTGGAGGAGGTGCAAGGGCAGGAAGAAAAAATTACCAAGATACATTACATGAAATTTTAAAAGTAGGACAAGGAACAGAGTTTGCTAATAAAGATGAATTATTGGAAAAACTTATTTTAATTAAAAAAGAAAGTGAAGATAAATGGAAATACCAAGCTCATATAGGCACAGAGGTACATAGATTTATAGAAGATGTTTCTAAAGGAGTAGTGCAATATAGTGAAGAAAAAAATATACAAAAGTTACAATATTCTTTATATGAATATCATCTTAAAAATGTGGTTAAAACTAATTATACTGAAAGATTAGTTTATAGTGATAATTTAGGAGCAAATTATTCTGGTATGTTTGACGCAGAAATAGACCATAAAGAGCATGGTAGATGTCTAGTAGATTTTAAAACATATACTAAAAAAAGTGTAACTACAACTTGGCGAATACAATTAGTTGCTTATATGAATGCTCACATACATGAGCTTAATGTAGAGCCTTTTAATAGATTAATAATAGCAATAGATAAAGATAATAATGAAGTTAAAGAGTTTCTTTATACTATAGATAGCTATGAAAAAGATTTGGAGATATGGAAACAATATCTTCGAATACATCAGTTTTTAAAAAATAAAAATTGATGGTAAAAGGAGTTTTTAAATCATGGGGTAGTAGGAGGTTAGTTAACTCCTTCCCTTTAATGCTACCCCACCTTAAAGGAGAATAAAAATGGAAGTACAAGTAAGTAAACTAGAAGCACCCATTCCACCAAGTGCAGAAAACAATGGTAGAAAGTCTTATAGAGTTACAACTGCTAATGGAGAAAAATTATTTGGTAGTCCTAAGATAGGTTTAGCACAAGTTAAAGAAGGAGATATGATCTCTGTAGATATATCGCCTGATAAATATGGTAATAAATGGATTAATAAGTTTGAACCTATTACAGATATAAATGCTGATATGGAAAAGATAAAAGATACTTTTCCTGATAGCAAAGTAGTTACAAATAATGGTTATTCTACAGTACAACCAGATAGGCAAACTATGACACCTAAAGACTTTTTAATAGTTTTACAGAGTTGTGTAAATAGACAAGCTGATTGGACACCACAGCAAAAACTTAAGTTTGTATTAGACAATTATTTTAATGGAGTTGTAGCAACTCATAAAGGTTTAGATGATGGAACTTTTTAATGTCTAAAAGATATTCTAATAAAAAGCATTTAGAATGGGTGAGTGAATTAGATTGTGCCATTAGTGATCATTATAATAGATTATATATTAATGGCATAGCTCCTAAAGAAAAACCTATATGTAGCCATGAGGTTCAAGCTCACCACTTATTAAAACCATTTTTTAGTTCTCGAGGCATGGGGTTAAGAGCAGGAGATAAAGATGTTATACCTTTATGTTATAAACACCATACTGAACTACATAGAAATGGTAATGAATATAAATTTTTTGAGCAGTTAGTGTGCAATTCTAGGTTTGGAATTATGACTGCTCAACAATTATGGGAAGAAAGCCCATACAATAAGGAGAAAAATAATGAAGAAAATAACTCAAAATAAACTAATACTTGATCATTTAAAAGAAAATAAAAAAATTAATCCTTTAGAAGCATTAAATCTTTATGGTTGTTTTAGATTAGGAGCAAGAATTTATAATCTTAAAAAAGATGGTCATAACATAGAAACAAAAAGAAAAAGGAATGGTGTTAATGGTAACACTTTTGCTGAATATCATTTAATAGAGCAAGACTAATGATTACTAGACAATGGCTATTATCTTTACGCAGTGGGCATTATACTTGCCCATTGTGTAGCCATACTAGAAAAAAAAGTAAAGATAGGTGTTTAAGTGTAACTGCTAAAACTGATGGGGTAGTATATTATTGCCACCATTGTAATGAAAAAGGAGGAGAATTTTATGAAAGAAATAACTCAAAATATAATACAATTCGCAAAGAAAAGAAAAATAAGCAAGAAAACTCTAACAGACTTACGAATAGAAAGTGGACAGGCACAATTTGGTAAAGACAAATATGAGAGTATAGTTTTTGGATATTATAATTTAGAAGGAGAAAGAGTTAATTACAAAGCAAGAGCCATACATGAAAAAATATTTAAGCAACAAAAAGGAGGAGAGCAAAGATTTTTTAATCTCGACAATGTATTAAAATCTAATAATCTTTCTAACAATGCTGTTTATATAGTAGAAGGTGAGTTTGATGCTTTGGCATTATATGAAGGAGGATTTAGTTTAGATAGTATATTAAGTGTGCCTACAGGTGCTGTAGCTAAATCAACTGACCAACCAGAAGAATCAAGAAAATATAAATATGTATTAGATGCTATAGAACAAGGATTACATAAAGTAAGTTGTTTTGTATTACTTACAGATAATGACGAAAGTGGATTAGCTTTAAGACAAGATTTAGTGTCAATTTTAGGGCATGGTAAATGTAAATATTATGATTTTCCAGAAGGGATAAAAGATGCTAATGAAGCATTAATAGCATGGGGTAAAGATGATTTAAGATGGCAAATAAATGAAGGTTTAGTTTCATTTCCTATAGAGGGTGTTTACTCTTTAGATGAAATACCAGACCCACCTAAAGTTAAATTATATAATCCTTATATGGATGGTTGGGAAGATAAGTTTATGTTAGGTGCAGGCATGGTTTCAGTTTTTACTGGATTTCCAGGACATGGTAAAACTTCTTTTGCTATTCAATTATGGTCTAATATAGCAAAGCATTATAATTGTACTATTGGAATGTTCTCAGGTGAAACCAGAGTAAAACCTTATGTGAGGAGAAACATTAGAACTTTTTACCATAAACAATTAGAATGGGAGTTAACAGAAGAACAAAAATTTGAAGCTGATGAGTTTATTAGAAAACAATTTGTTTTTTTAAATCATCCTAATAATAGTCCTAATTTTGATTGGGTGTGTGATCGAATACTAGATATGAAAGCAAGGTTTGGTATCTCTGCTTTTATTTTAGACCCATGGAATAAATTAGAAACACCAGATTTTGTAAAAGGTAGTGAAACACAATGGATAGGAAGAAGTTTAGATTATTTAACTGCATTAGCTAAAAAATTAGATATTCATATAATGATATTAGCACATCCAGCAAAACCAGATATGAAAATGCAGAATGCCCCACCTTCGGCATACAGTATTGCTGGCAGTGCCCACTGGAATAATAAACCTGACCATATATTTAGTTTATGGAGAGATAAGTTTGAAAATCCTGATGGAAGTAGATGTACTGAAGCAGTGTTTACAGTATGCAAAACTAGATATGAAGAATTAGGTTATCCAAGAATATTAGATGTAAAAATGAATTTAGACAATGGTTGTTTTGAGGCTTATGAGAAAGAAAAACCTATTAAGAAAAGTAAGATAGTAAAACATTGGAATGATTTAGATGACTAGGAGGTCAACATGGAATTTTTAATTATGTATACAATAATCTATACCTTTATAGGTTTACAGAACTCAGGAATATTATAGTGGGTAAATTTGTTATTAACTATGTAATGGAGTTTGAAAAAAGACCTAGCAAACATGAAGTAGAAGGAAGGTTATGGAATTTATTAGCTAAAGGTTTTATTTTAAGAACAGTAGAAGAAAACGATTATTATGTAACTAGAAAAGAAGTAAAAGAAAAGAATGAAAAGAAAACCAATAAAAAAAGATAATACCAGTAGCCATTGGAAGAAACTTATACATTTAAAAATGTGTAGCTTTTGTGATAATGCAGCAGTTCATTATCATAAGTTAAAGTATTACTGCAAACAATGTTATGAACAATTAATAAAGGATAAAGAATGATATTAGAAAAAATAGCAAAAAAAAATAAATTAAGTAAAGCAGATATAGCAAAAGATTTAGAAATATCTCATGCTTATGTAAGTATGTTATTTCAAGGAAAAAGAAATGTATCTATGAAATTAGCTTATAAAATTAAAAATAAATATAACTTATCTTTTGATAAAATCATGGAGGAAATATGAAAGATAAATTATTTTACTTTCCTTTTTATCCTGCTGATTGGTTAGCAGATACTTCTGTTTTAACTTTAGAAGAAAAAGGAGTTTATATTACTTTAATATCTACAATGTATCTGCAAAAAGATTGCTCAATTTATAAAAGACATATACCTAACATATTAGGTATTCCAGATAAAAAAAAATATAAAAAATTAATGGAAAATATTTTTCCTATGTTAATTGATAATGGTGAAAAAGTAACACAAAAAAGAATAAAAGAAATAAAACAAAAAATAGAAGATATAATAGATAAAAAAAGTAAAGCTGGTAAAGCTGGAGCTAAAGGAAGATGGGGTAATAAACCAAAAGTATATGTAAATAAAAAAATAGATAAATTTTCATCTGTAAGTGCTTCTGATAGGGCTAGAAAAATATTAAATGATGGATATTAAAATTACGAACTAGAGCAAGATAAAATTTTAATACCACATTATGTTTACCACTATATTATAACATAAAAGGATAACTACCCTTTCATAATTATATTAATAAATCTCTAGCTCGTTTTTAAATTATATACAAATTTATGTTGCATGCAATATTTTTCTAGGTACTTATATACCTATAATTTTAAACTGACGCATTTAAACTGGTCGTAATTTTAGTTAATCTTGTTCTATTATCCAATTATCTTTTTGTAATTGATAATCTAAGTATAATTGTGTATCAGCATATCCTCTGCCCTCAGATAAACACATAAGATAATATTTAGGTTCATATAATAGACAAGATTCTTTATCTATTTCTACTGGGTGAGCTAATACAAACTTTATAGTAATACCTATAGCTACTACAACAAACAATATAACTGCTAACCCTATCATAACCATTCTTATCATATCGTACATTTCTTTTTGTTTTTTCATTTTTTTAGCTTTGGCTTCTTTAATTGCTTGTTTTTTTTTATCTATTCTTTTTTTACGTTCTTCTAAGATATACTCCCAAGTTCCATGTCCAAAGCGAAGGTTGATTAATTGTTTCATTTCATAAAGATGCTCTTGTGCTAATTTAGCATCTATCACTTCCTTTGCTACGTTCTCTACTGCAAAGTGGTCTACATTAGCTTTATCTCTGGCTTTTATAACTTCTTGTTGACCATTAAGTGCTTTATCTACATGACCAATAATATCACCAATATCTTGTGCTGTACTGATATTGCTCTTAATAAAGTCTACTGATTTTTTAACTAATGCTATACCAGTTAGTACGGCAGTTACTGGCTCAACCATTATGCTTCTCAATGAACCTGTCGAGTTTAACTTCTAGTCTTAATACTAGCTCTTTAATCTCTCTTGTTTCATTGTGAAGCTCGGATTTTGTGGCATATTCTTTTCCTAAATCTTCTCTAGTTTTGTTTAGAAGTATTTGTAATCTTTTTACTTCATTAAACATTTTAGAAAATGCCCATGCAAATGGTCCTAAAACCACAGTTATAATTA